TGAATGCTGACCAATACATCCGCAGTTTGTACCTACCTGTCTAATTGAAAAGACAAAAGGAGGTCCAACAAATTGCATAACATAAGCGGCTTGATCCGTTAAAATAAATATATAATCTTTACCTTGTACAGCTCCGACAATGTAATTACCTGTATCTAATCTAAAGGTACCTGCGGTATTTGTTGCAGTGGGCGACCAAGTATTAAAGTCTTCTTGATTTGAAAATCTTATAAACATTGGATCTTGTGTTGAGGGTGTTCCGATTGTTGTTTCAGTTCCTAGTAAAATTAAATGTCTATCTCTATCCGATACAATTGAACAAACAGATTTAGTTGGAGCTCCTGCTATTACAGTTGCTCTAATATTCAAGGCCCCTCCTGTTGAAGGATTCCAAGAATATGTTTTACCATTTTTAATAGTTGCAATTAATATTTGTCCAAAGTTATCAAATGACCAATTTGCTGGTGATAATACAACTGTTGGAGATGTAGATGCTACACCCCAACCAACTGTTCCCCAAGTAGACGTTCCCCATCCATAACCATAGGTTTGATTAACAGGACCAATAAATACATAAGGAGTTGTAATTAAAGATCCACCACCTGTAACACCTGTTCCTGTTTCAGCTGTAGCCATTGTAATTCTAAATGTAGATGAAGTTGGAACTGATATTACTTCAAAAGTATTTGTCGTAAAACTTGCTGATGTGTATCCAGTAGTCGTTGGTCCTGGTGTTGTAACGCTTGTAAATATAATATAATCACCAACTGAAAGTCCATGACCTGCTTTATTGATTGTAACTGTAGTTGATGCTGTTGTTGATGTATAAGTACATCCAGTTATAGCTGTGCCAAGTGGAGTAATATCATAAAAAGCACCTTCAAAATAAATAGCTAATACTTTATTAGTACCAATTGCTGCATATTTATTACCATTTAAATCTGTCCATGTGTGCTGGGCTCTTGCAACTCCTGCTAATGTTTCAGGTAGTATTTGTTCCCAACCGCCTATTTTTTCAGGGTATCCATAACGAAAACGAATAAAATCACCATCAATCCACTGACCTTCTGCGGCAGTTGCGGTATCTTGTTTGTTAAATCCAGCTTTTATAGGTATCTTTTTTAAAGGCATAAAGGTTCTTATACCTCATATCTATATAATTAACAATAAAGAGTTATTTACTGCAGTCTTTATAGAAATCAAAGTTGTTTAGATCTATAGAAGTTTTCATTTTATATGAGTATTTATGATACTCTTCTATTGGAATACTAGGATCATTATTATTTCTTATAACATAAAATCCATCTTTAATTTCTTTACCCCACATACCGCTTTGCATATGTTTAGTTTTAAATTCTTTTTTATAAGATAATGGTTCATGATTAAAATATTTATAAGGAAGTATATAAATAGAATGTTTATTTTGTTTTACACAGTCGGATAACATTAGTGGACCTGATATAAGTCTTACTAAATTATCATTTTCATCAGCTTCTTTTTTAAAAAAAGTATTTAAATTTGGTTTTAATTTAATTGTTTTTGTTCTATGTAAAGTTAGTTCATAACAATCCATCCAAAATGGATGATTGGGAATAGATGCCATTAAAGAGTTTTGAACCAATTCATCACCAATTGATTCAACTAAATTAACTTCTCCTTTTAATTCTTCATAAAAATTATCATAACAATAAACGTCCATATCAATATAAATTCCACCAAAGTGGTGTAGTAATAAATATCTTACACAATCTAATTGAAATATATGACCTGGAAAATTTTTATATTCTTCATAAATTTGAGGGTATTTTTCTTTAACGAAATTATCTAAACTATCATCATCCCAAAATTTATATTCAAAATCTTTAAAATGTTTTAAGGTAGATTGTTGACAATGTTTCCAAATAGGATGCCACTCCTCTTTATTAGAGTAGGCTGTCTGATGAATTATTTTGGGAATCATTTATTTTTTTAAAGTTTCCATTTATTAACTGTTTAGGAATAGCTTGAACATTAAAATGTATGAATCTAAAAGGTTCTATTCCATGATCTACCACAAACTCATGTCCTATATATGAATTAAAAAATATAAATGTTCCTGGCTTTGAATTAAAAGGTATTGCTTCAGAAGCATCTGTCATTTCATTTTTATTTTTTTCTGGTAGTTGATTCATTAGTTTTCCAGGTCTTGGATCATGAAAAACTGGATAAGATGTTTTATTGGAACATTTTAAAAAATAAAATCCTGAAACATGATTATTAGAATGAACATGAGTATTATGATTTCCACCACCTTCTTTTGAAAATTCCTGTACCCACAAATCATTTAGTATTAGTGAATAATTTTTTAAACAATATCCTTGATTTTCTAAAAATGAAAAAGATCTTTTTAATATAAATTTTGAAAATTTATTAAAATTAAAATCATTAATTAATGGTTCTGAATGATGAGATAAACAAAAATCTTTACCATTAATAAATTTTTTTTTGTTATTTTCTATTGCTTGTTTTATATAATTATCTGACAATATATTTAAAGATTGTAACCATGAAATGTCTTCTTCTACATAAAAATTAGAGGAAAAAAATTTAGAATTCATTTTCCTTCTATTTTAGTGTTATCATAAGTAATTTTATTTTTAACTTCTTCATTAAATTTTAAATTCCATTCTGATACCATTTGTACTAATTTATTACCAAAATGTCTTAAAGCTTCATCTGATAAATGTATTTTTCCTTTTTTTAAAATAATCCATCTTTCATTCAATGAAAATTCTATATCACAAGAACCATTTTCGTATTGTTTAAATTTCATTTTTGTGATCCATAAATTAATCTTTTATCTTTAAACCATTCTTTATTATTTCCATTTTTATCTACATAATGTAAAAAAGTTTGTGCATGCCAATCCCCTTTGAATTCTTCTCTCCAATGTTCTATTTCACACCCTAAATATATTGCGGCATCTCCCGGTTCCATATTTATTTCTGCTCCATTCATATAAATTGGCCATTTAGTTCCATCCGAGCCAATCATAACCGTAACACTAATTTCACAAGCAGGCCTATCTGTATGCTTTTTTAAATCAGCATTAATTGTATACATTCTCCAAAAAGCATAAGTACATAATAATTCTAACCCTGTCTCTTTTTGCATTATATCTAATTTATTTATCATTAAGGACTCCATTAATGGATCTGCATAAAAAAAAGTATCTCCATTATCATTTTGTTGAAAATCAAATGAATTAAAATTTAATCTATGTTTAATTCTACAATAATCTGTAAATAATTTAATTTCTTCTTTTGTTAAGAAATTTTTTATTAATTTATATTTAAAATCTTTTATAGTGCCCATGCTACAACTGAATACCTTTTTCCTTTCGTTACTGGTTTAACTGTGTGAGGATATAAAAAATTGCTTGGCCAAATAATCATTCTATTTGGTTTAACATCTACTTCCCATTCACCACCTCCATCTGGATTTCTAAAACATAAATTTCCACCATCATAATCATTATTTAAAAGTAATATACAACTCATTGTTCTTGGAATTTCAGCAAAATGATCTACATGCCAAGTATAAAACCCGGTGTTTTCATATTTTAAAATTTCTACATCAATAATATTTTTATATTCATAATCTAAAATATTTGCATCAAATTTGTATTGTTTTAAATTTTTATCAAAATAAAATTGAAGTAAATTAAACCAATGGACATTTGAAATTGAATTTGAAGTATTATTCAAAGGTAATGAGAACGCTCTTCTTACATTAAAATTAACTTGACCTCCATTAGAGCTGCCTACTTTTGTTTCTTCAAATTTTGAAATATTTGCGAAACGAATCAAATTGGATAATACATTCCAAGGCAATACTTCATCATAAATTTTAATAAAATTTTTTATTTCCATAATTTCTTTATCCAATATTTTTCTTTATATATATTAAGTAACTTTAATCCATAAAAAAGTCTAGAGCATTGTATTTCTTTTTGATTCCTAGATTTTAATGTCATTTTCCAATTATTTCTTTTAAAAGGAATTATTTGAACATAAGGAGTTCCTTTTTTTATTATATCTTCTAAAACAGGGTACTTATCTCCATTGATAACGATTGGAAAATTTATTTCATTAGGAAAAACATCTGTATCAACAATTGCGGGTATAATTGAAAACCTATCATCAGAATTGTTTAAGGGGGGAACAAATAAACAAGAATAACCTTTTGGAGTTTTTATTTTCCAAGGATTTAAAATTTTATAAAAAGGTAAATTTTTATTTTTTTCAACTAAAGGTGAATTTTTAAGTTGTTCTAACGAATGGCTATCTAACCCAGAGTTTAAATTTATGCTTTTAGAGTGTAAGATTTGTGATTGATCGTAAAGTGCGTAAGTTTGAAAAGAATCTTTAAATTCTTCTCCTCTTTCATTTTTATTTATTACATTATGACGAATATAAAAATCTTGAGGCATTCTTAATAGATACCCTGAAGTCAAAGAATCTAAAAAAGGCATACAACCTTTAACCGTTTTATTTAATATAGTATGATCTAACTTTTTATACCAATCGGGTATATTTAATTTTGTCGGAATTGGATAATCCTCTTTTAATGCAAAATAATCTTCATGAGCACTAAACTCTATTTCTTTATCAAACATGCTAAACTAATAGCATTTTTTATGGTAATTGTAAAAGGTGAAATGAAGGTTGTCCTACATCATTAAAATGTTGTTCTAATGATTTATTTAAAGGATAGTTAATACTATCTAAATTTAAATTATTTAATTGATTAAAATAATTATTCCAACGATTAAATAAAGAATGATTAGAATTATTATCTAAATAATTTTTAATTACTTTTTTTAATTCACTAATATAAATTTCTAAAGAAGATTTATTTTTTATAAAATAACTATTTTCTAAATATGTAATTAATTCACCATTATATTTTTCAATTAATTTTTTACCAAATTTAACTGCATTAAATTTATCTTGTGTTTCTTCGATTATTTTATAATCAGATTGAATAATATTTAAATTATTTAAATCAGATAAATTTTCAGCTATTCTATAAATAGAACCTTCTAAATTATCTAAATTTTTAGTAAAAATAAAATATGCCATTTTTAAGTTCCCGTATTTTCATAAATTATTAAAGCTCCAGGACCACCAGTAAAACCTTGACCTGGTGTACACTCTCCTCTTGGGAACCAACCAACAGCACCATGTCCAAAATTATATCTTACTTGAACAGGGTTTGTTGTTTGAACAACAGGTCCACTTCTAAAATTTAGAGGAACTGTTAAACTTGATCCTGGTTGATTTCCAGTAGTGTTGCTAGGACCACCACCACCGCCGTTGACTGTTCCTACATTTGCAATAGTTGTATTTCCACCGGTACTTCCCGGGCCAGCGGTACCACCAGTTCCACCAGCTCCAACTGCATAAGGTTGTGAAAAAGGTTGTGTGATAGGTTTGTTATAAAAACCTCCTCCTCCAGCAGCACCTCCGGCACCATTATTAGAAGCTCCTCCACCTCCTGCATACATATAAACACCAATTCTATTTGCAGTTGGACTCGCTGTGTAAGTTCCAGATGTAGGACCCTCAGCCATTAGTACAGGTATCCCCATTCCAGCTCCACCTGATCCAGAAGATGCAGAGGTAATACGACCATCAGCATCAACTGTAATAGTTGCTGCTGTATAAGTTGCTGCAGTTACACCAGTTGATATTAATTGATTTGATCCAACAGAGTTAGCTGCTAGTTTTGATTGTGTAATTGTAGATTGAGTAATTTTAACTGCGGTTACAGCATTAGT